GTGTCCACACCTGGGACGGCAGCTACCAGAGGAATGAATTCCTTGTAAAGTGGTACAAGTGGCTCAGGCTTATGGGCTACAACATCAGCAGCGCTGAAGAGGCGATGCTGGGCGGCACACATGAGTGCTTTAAGAAGGAGGAAAACTAATGGAAAACACAATAACGATCTCACAGGAAAGATACGATGAACTTATCCGCGCAGAAATGCGCGTGAAGATGGCAATAGCCTTCTATGAGATGCAGGACTTTGTTTCCGATAAGGATATAAAGCTGCTGCTGGGGGTAGCGGAGGAGAAAGCCAATGAAAGCAACGGGTAAAATCTTCGACCTTCCGCAGGAAGAATACCGGGCAGACGAAGGTGTAAGCCGTTCCGAACTTCATACGTTGGCACGATCGCCGATGCACTACAAGTACGCACAGGAGCACCAGCGGGAAGATACTCCCGCACTGCTCTTCGGAAGCGCGCTGCATTGCTATGTACTGGAGCCTGAACGCTTTGCCGATGAATATATAGTAGTTGGGAAGATAGACCGCAGGACCACAGCAGGCAAGGCGCAGGTCGCGGAGATAGAAGCATCCGGCAGGATACCTGTTCCCGAAGAGGACTATGATGCCATAAAGGCTATGGACGACAGCATCAGATCTAACCCCTACGCTGTCAGACTGCTTTCGGGGGAGCATGAGGTGTCCTACTTCACGACCGACCCCACAACAGGTATTCGCATCAAGTGCCGCCCGGACTGTCGCGTAGATCTTGGCGCAGTCAGCGTAATAGTTGACCTCAAGACTACCAGGAGCGCACAGACAGACAGTTTCTCACGCTCATGCATTGAATATGGGTATGACTTGCAGGCGGCTATGTACAAGCAGATAGTTGATGAGGTAGAGGGTAAGCCCCACAGGTTTGTATTCATAGCTGTGGAAAAAGACCCACCCTATGCCTGTAACGTTCTGGAAGCGGACGAGCTGATGCTTCGCAAGGGTGCGGATGACCTTCGCGGGTATCTTATGACACTGGCAAAGTGCCGCAGAACAGACAACTGGTACGGATATAATGGCGAGAGTGGCAAGCCCAATATCATAGGGTTGCCTGCATGGCTGGCAAAAGAATATGAATAGGAGAATGAATCATGAATGATATACAGACTATAACACCCGAAGTTCCTCAGCAGAATGGAAACTTCGACAACATCAATCAGGGTTCTGTTGCGATCGAAAGCAGCAGAGCCATCGCGGAAGCACAGGGCAAGCTCATCATTGCGAAACGTTTCCCGAGGGATGAGATACAGGCATTTGCAGATATGAAGAAAGCCTGCCAGCGTCCCGGCTTGGCAAGCAAAGCATTTTACAGTTATCCCCGTGCGGGTGAGACTGTATCGGGACCGACTATCAGGCTCGCAGAAGAACTGGCAAGATGCTGGAAGAACATCGAGTACGGCATCAAAGAACTGTCGCAGGACAACGGCAAGTCAGAAATGCAGGCATTCGCATGGGACTTAGAAGCTAACACGATGAGCGTACAGAACTTCACAAATCCTCATGCGCGAGAAGTCAGAGATAAAAAGACAAAGCAGACAACGATCAAGCAGCTCACTTCTCTCAGAGACATATATGAGAATAACGCGAATATGGCAGGCAGAAGGCTCAGGGCGAGAATACTTGCGGTGCTTCCCGCGGACTTCGTCGAGGAAGCTATTGCAGAATGCAAGCGCACTCTTGCCGGGAAGAATGATACTCCGCTTGAAGATCGTATCAGGAAGATGGTAGTTGAATTTGAAAAGCTGGGAGTTACCCGAGAGATGATCGAGAAAAGGCTGTCAAGAAGTGTAGAGACCATGAACGGCGATGATCTTGCTGAGTTCATCGGTATATATAACAGCTTGAAAGAAGGTCAGACCAAAATCTCTGCATGGTTCGAGTACGAAACAGTATCCGATCTGGCAGCAGAGATCGATGCAACAATGAAAGCAGAGGTACTCTGATGCAAGTAAGACTTAACGATGGCAGTATCCTGATCGCGGGATATCTCGGGAAAGATGCGGAGTACAAAAATGTCGGGCAGAAGAACTCGTCACTGACTAAGTTTTCAGTGAATGTTGGCAAAAAGGTAGGCGCACAGCAGCCTACCTGGGTAAACTGTGAGTACTGGCATGAAACGGCAAGAGCAACTGCATCACTGAAAAAGTTTGACGTAGTGATGTGTTTCGGACACATCAAGTCGGAAACTTATACCGACAGGGATGGACAGCAGAAAACAGCAAATGTGTTGGAGGTTGAAGGCTTCTTCCTCCAGCCGAAAGCGCAGAACACTGTTGACCCTATGATCGAACAGATGCTGAACACCCTTGATGACCCGAATTCAGGCACTCCGTTCTAGGAGGTTTAAATGGCAGAGGAAGTAAAAGAGGTAGAAGCTGAGGTAGTCACAGTATATACGCTGGAAGACTACACCAGCGGCGATAAACCATATGCAGAACTGTATGCCGAGAAAGACCGGTTCAAACGAAAGCAGAAACTCATTCAGATGGCAGATGCTGCTAAGGCTGTGGGATTTACGCAGTTTCGCTCGATGTTCAAAGCCTATTCCGAGATGCAGCAGTGTAGTCAGCGTGAGAACCCCAACACCAACAACGTCACAATGCTGACAAGCCCATACATGGAACTTGATGCGGGTATATATACAGTCGATGATGATGGGATCTCAAAGTTTGACTACGACGGTTTGAAAACCATCTGTCATCAGCCTATCATACCGTTCGAGATCCTGCGGAACATCGATACAGGCGAGGAAAAAGTCAATCTGGCATACCGCTCGCGTGGTGTATGGCATGAACTGATAGTATCAAAAGAAGTACTGTACAATGCCAGGAATATCACACAGCTGGTCAAATGCGGCGTGGACATATCATCGGAAACCGCTAAGGACATGGTATCGTACTTTCAAGAGATCGAGGCTATCAACCGCGATATCCTGCCGCTGAAAAAGTCCGTCGGAAGGCTGGGCTTCATCAAGGATGAGGGCTTTTCACCTTATGTCGATGGAATAACCTTCGACGGAGACCAGAACTATGGCAGAATGTTCAATGCAGTACACAGTGAGGGCGACTTTCAGACATGGATTGACATAGCTGCGGAATGCAGGCAAAAATCAGTCACGGCGAAGATCTTCCTTGCGGCAAGTTTCGCGGCGGCACTGATCGAGCCGCTGGGCGGTCTGCCGTTCTTCGTTCACTTGTGGGGCGTGGACAGCGGTACCGGTAAGACTGTCGCTCTGATGCTGGCGGCTTCGGTCTGGGGCAATCCTGAAATAGGCGAGTATATCCAGACATTCAACAGTACAGAAGTCGGTCACGAGAAGACAGCGGCATTTCTGAACAATCTGCCCTTCCTGATCGACGAACTCCAGCTGTCGAAGGATAGTCACGGTCGTTCAAGATTCGATGTGTACAAGCTGGCTCAGGGTGTCGGCAGAACCAGAGGTACGAAGACTGGCGGCATTGAGAAAACACCTACATGGCGAAACACTATTCTGACCACAGGTGAAAGCCCGATAGTACACGGTTCGGCTGGTGCAGGTGCAGTAAACAGAGTAATCGACATCGAGTGTTCAGCTGATCATGCTGTTATATCCGACGGTATGAGGGTATCGGGCATAGTCAAGAAAAACTATGGCTGGGCTGGCAAGATGTTCGCTCGCCGGCTTACGGACCCGGCAATACTGAACGCTGCTACGGAAATATACAACGACTATTTCAAGGAGCTTTGTGAGGGCGACACGACCGAAAAGCAGGCAATGGCAGCGGCGATGATACTCACGGCTGACCTTATGATAACACCATTGTTTTTTGATGGAGATGAACCGCTGACGGTCAAGGAAATATCGCAGTTCTTGAAGTCGAAGGAAAGCGTATCAGCCGGTGAGCGTGGATATCAGTATATATGCGACTGGGTAGCAGCGAACAGCAAGCGTTTTTCCTACGGAGAAGAGAACACAGGCGAGGTCTACGGTACTATCGTTGACGATGTGGCGTACATCATACGCTCCAAGTTCTCTGATGCAATGCAGAAGCAGGGCTTCGATGAGCGTGCAGTCCTTAGCTGGCTGAAAGTGAAAAATCTTATAATCACACGAGGGAGAAACAACACAAGGGGCAAGAGGATCAATGGAATCAATGTCGAATGTGTGGCATTAAGGCTCCCGGAGATAGAGCCCGAGTTCTATTCGCAAGCAGAGTTGGATGCGGCAAATAGTGAAGAACTTAATGCTATTTTGTAAACGATTTGAAATGTGGGACAAAACATCCCGTTTTGTGGGGCATTCGTCCCACGGAAAAAAGCCCGAAAAACCAACGTTTGTGAGCCGCGTGGGACTGTGGGACAAAAATGCCCTATATATACCATGTATAAAAATTATATTTTTTGATTTTCAAGTGTATATAAAAAAATACCCCTATATAGGCAATGGGGGGAGATTTTGTCCCACAGTCCCACAACATGGTTAAAACCGCGTAAATAGGCATACTTTTAGCGTGGGACAAATGCAAAAAACGTCCCACACTTGTCCCACATGTCCCACACAAGCATGACACATATAAACGGTTTCATATATTTATATAAAATATAGTTTAGAAATACTTAACTTTAAAAGGAGTAAAAAATGGAAAATAAGAACATACCGCCTTACAAGCTGGCGAAGATGTCAGAGGTAACGAAGAAGATCGTGACACTGCTGGTAGGCAACACAGCATTCGTCACACTTGACCTTGACGACTGCAAGATGATACTTCACTGGGCAGAACGCATGATAACGGAGGGTACAAATGGCACTGACACTTAGACCATATCAGCAGGAATGCATTGATACTATACAAGCCCGCGAACACGGTCGATATCTGGTACAGCTTGCGACAGGTCTGGGAAAGACGGTCATCTTCACAAACCTGCCAAGACAGGGGCGTGTGCTGATACTCTCACACCGCGAGGAACTTGTCAGACAGCCGCTGAAATACTTCGATTGCAGTACAGGCGTAGAGATGGCGGGTGACAGTTCACATGGCGAGGAAGTTGTATCCGCCAGCGTGCAGACCATGACGCACAGGCTCGACAGGTTCAACACTGATGACTTCGATACTATCATCGTAGACGAGGCGCATCATGCAGCAGCTAAGTCATACCGCGATATACTGTCATACTTCCGTCCGCGTATGCTTCTGGGCTTCACGGCAACACCGAACCGGGCGGACGGCGCAAGGCTCAAAGATGTATTCGATGAGATACTCTACAAGAAGGATCTTCGCTGGGGCATACAGAATGGATATCTCTGCGATATACTCTGTAAACGAGTAGATATTGGATACGACCTCTCCGCAGTACATACCCGTATGGGGGACTACGCTCCCGGAGAACTGGAAGAAGCTATGGAAGGCACTGCTGATGCCATAGCACAGGCATACCGCGAACACGCCAACGGTGCGACGCTGATCTTCGCGGTATCGGTAGCACAATGTGAGGAAATAGCCTCGAAGATAGAGGGTGCGGAAGTAGTCACAGGTCAGACGAAGGACAGAGCGGATATAATCAGACGTTTCACGAACCGCGAGATACCCTGCATAGTCAATTGCATGGTGTTCACAGAGGGCACGGATATGCCGCTGGTGGAAACAGTCATCATAGCACGTCCGACGAAGTCTGACAGCTTATACGCTCAGATGGTCGGCAGAGGGCTTAGACTGCATCCCGAAAAGTCAATGCTCACCCTGATAGACTGCGTAGGTGTGACAGGCAAGGCAAGCTTATGCACCGCTCCGTCGCTTTTGGGCGTGGATATCGACACTATTCCGAAAAGCAAGCAGAAAGACATGGAGGGTATGCTGTTTGAACTTCCCGAGAAAGCGAAGGTACTATCGGATAGTCCTCAAAGCTGGATCGAGAACGTCCGCATAGTTGATCTCTGGTCGAGGGAGATGAAATACCAGCTGCATGATGTCAACTGGTTCCAGATGCCTGACGGTACCATGATCTGTATGCTTCCTGACAGGCAACAGATCGAGATACCTCCTGCGGACGAACTAGGAGAAACTATCTTCCTCGGACAGCGCATGGATATGCAGGAAGCATTCGACAGAGCGTATGAACTGCTCTGCAACAACTTTGCGGACAGTAAGGCTATCTGGGATAAGAACATAGCCAAGAAGTGGGGCGCACAGCCTGCATCAGAAGCTCAGAGCAAGCTGATACGCCGTATTGGTAAGAAGTACATCGATGAGATAGATTTTGAAAGCCTTACGAAAGGACAGGCAGGTATGATAATCAACAGACTGAAAGGCGGCAAAAGATGAACCGACAGGAAGATATAGAACAGCAGATGATCGTTAAGTGGTCACAGCAAGCCACTATTCGCGGAAAGTATCCCGAGCTTAAACTGCTGTACCACATCCCGAACGAGCGAAAGTGCTCCGCACGGGAAGGCGCAAGGCTGAAAAGCATGGGTGTTAAATCGGGCGTGCCCGACCTTTGCCTGCCGGTAGCACGCGGAAAGCATCACGGACTGTACATCGAGCTCAAGACCAAGAGCGGCAAGGTATCTGATGCGCAGAAGTGGTGGCAGGCAGAACTTAACGGACAGGACTATCTGTCAGCAGTGTGCTATGGCTGGGAACAGGCTGTAAAAGTGTTGGCAGACTATCTGGAGGGTAAGCTATGATCGACAAACAGAAAATCGACGCCAGAGCCAATCAGCTCAACAGTATGGCAGCGCAGGGCATACCGTTGGAAGATACCGCCGACCTGCCTGACACGCTGTACTACAAGTCTCTGTGTTTACTGTACGGTGAATACCGCAGGCATATCATCGATGTGAGCGAAGCAAGGAAGCGAAAAAACAAGCTGATGAAGGAATACATCGACAGCAAGTATGCCATAGACAAGTATCATGACAGTGTCAAGGCGGCGATAGAACTGGACAAACTCATAGCACCCGAGAGCAAGCTCAAAGACCTGACAAAGCAGGAAGCCTGCGAGAAGTTGCTGAGGTTTCAGGCTATACTCAACGGGACACTTAACAAGTACGATGGCGATATGCCGAAGATGTATGCGAAATTGATGGAGGAGATCAAGAATGCTGACAATAACCGAGATGGTCAGCCGAGTGTCACAGCTGGCTGACAGAGAACTGGCACACGCGGTGCTTGCAGAACTGGGATACCGCACACCGAAAGACCCTTTGTGCATACGCAAGTGTGTTACAGACGATTACTACGAGGACAGCTACTTCTGCCCGACCTGTGATGAGGAGCTTGACGAAGGCGTTGAGTTCTGCCCTGCTTGCGGGCAGCAGCTGGATATAGGTTAGACGTATGAGCAAAAAATCAAAGAAAGCAAAGAAGAACAGCAAACCTCGCCCGATCTTCGTATGCCCGAAGTGTCATGCGTACTGGGTGCATGACTACTACCATACTTGCACGGTATGCGGGACAGTCGGTGAACCGCAGAACGAGAGCGCGGTGAGGTTGATGAGATGGAGGGAAAACAATGAGAGCGATTGAGGCTGATAAGCTGTATAAAGCTTTTAGAGATGCCAAAGGCTGTTATACAAGCTGTGACAAATGCAAAGCAATGAACTGCACAATCGGTGATGTGCTAAGAACACTGCCGACCATCGAAGCCGAGCCCGACAACGGCTGGATAAGCGTTAAGGATAGACTGCCTGATGATAAAGAAAGATACTTGATATGTACTGAAGATGGAAGGATTGATATCGCGTACTATCAGCCAATAGGCGACAAATTCTCTGACTATGAACCATTTTGGCAGGGGAGTTGTAGGTTCACCACCTATGTCACCCACTGGCGGACTTTGCCTAAACCGCCGAAAGGAGAATAGTTATGGAGGAGGTGATGAGTAATGCCGAGATATATTGATGCGGAAGCACTTAAAAAAGACTTAACTCGCTTTTACGATAATGAGGTAACAGCAAAAGAATTGATCGATGAACAGCCGACCGCAGACGTTCAGCCTAGGAAGCATGGACGGTGGATAAAACATCGCATTGATGACCCTAAGAGCATATTACATGGGGCAGTGAAAGACACTACCTGTTCAGTATGTGGCAAGTCTACGCCGTATAATACCGAATACTGTATGCACTGCGGTGCGAGAATGGACGGTGACGGCGATGAATGAATGCAAAAATTGCACATATTGGCTGACGAACAACTTCGGGCTTTGCCCGTTTTGCGGAGGGGAGTTGATGGCGTGACCAATCGTGAAAAACTGACAAAGACAAACATATACGACCTCATGATGACGATACAGGACACAGGCTGTCCGATATGGATAGTCACAGGGGATGCGCCATCCTGTTGGGATAACTGCACAGAGGATAAGGAAATGTGCGGCAGTTGTGTACAGGAGTGGCTCAACCAAGAGACCGACCAGCCGAGACCTCAGTGGCAGGATGCGATGATGAAGAACTTTCTGAGGAAGGAGTGAGAGTATGGCGAAAATAATTACAAAATCGCAGTACAAAGAACTCGTCAGGCTGTACAGTTCCATCATGGGTGCTCATCAACTTTGGGAGCTTTGGGAAGACAGTATGATCATGTTTGCTTGCGCTATATCAAACAGCGTGGACAAAAGATACAAAGCAGAACGCGAAAGCTTGTATATGTCGTGCGTTGCTAAATATACGCGAGAAGAAATGCAAGTCTTCCCCAAAATCTTTGGGGAGATAGTAAAGCAGATTGAAGATAATCCCGAACAAGATTTGCTTGGTGATTTATATATGCAACTCGATTTAGGGTCACACTGGCACGGTCAGTTTTTTACGCCGTACAATGTTTGTGCAATGATGGCAAACATGGAGTACCACAAAGTTGAGAGTGCGGATGAAGTAAAGCCTGTGACTGCATCAGACTGCGCTTGCGGCGGTGGAGCACTACTCATAGCGGCAGCTCATGCGTACAGAAAGAGTATAGCGCATACAGGGCTTAATCCTCAGCATTATCTATGCTTATATGCGCAAGACCTTAGCAGAACAACGGCAATGATGTGTTACATCCAGCTGTCACTTCAAGGGTATGCAGGCAAGGTCAAGGTAGGGGACACGTTGATGAACCCCTTGACGGAAAAAGACAATGGGTCAGATATCTGGTATACCCCGATGTGGTTTTCAGACGTATGGATGATCAGGCGAATGTTGGGAGGTGCAAGATGAAAGACGAAATAGTCAATGAAATTGTCTGTATGTTACAAAGACAAGGTTTTGAAGTCGAAGGTATTTCCAACAAAATATACATGATTTTGAAAGATGTAGATATTGTTCGCAAAGAAACGGCACTTGCCGTCCGTGATGATATACTTAACGAAAACCTGTTAAAACGTTTTCTGGCGGCTAAGATGGTGAAAGGATGTACCGAAAACACAATTATTGCGTATAAAAATACGATATCGAAAACACTATGTAGGCTTAACATATCTGTTACGGAAATTACTTCGGATGATATTCGTATTTACATAGCGCAAAGACTTACCCAGGACAAGATTTCCAAAAGTTTCATGAACACCGAACTTAGATATCTCAGATCGTTTTTTTCTTTCCTCAAAAGCGAAGACCTTATATCGAAGAACCCGATGGAGAAAATAGAAGTGATCAAGGCACCAAAAGAAAAGAAAAAATCTTTTTCCGATCTTGAGTGTGAGAAAATTCGAGCCGCTTGCAGCACGGCAATGGAGACTGCAATTGTTGAAGTACTGCTATCCACAGGATGCAGAGTGTCGGAACTCTGCAAGATGAGAATAGATGAAATTGATGAAGATAAAATCATTGTGCATGGTAAAGGCAACAAAGACAGAACAGTATACTTTAATGCAAAGGCTCAGATCGCCCTTGAAAGCTATCTTGCTGAGCGTAGCGACACTAACCCATATATTTTCCCGCCTGGCTTTTTTTCTACAAAGATAGACTCAAAAAAGCTAAAGGCTCAAAGCAGTAGCAAAAACTGGTATAAAAATCCAAAACTTGTTGGTGATGGTATGAGAGATAAGGGGGGCATCGAAGCAACGGTGAGACAGATTGGGCGTGACGCGGCAGTCGATGATGTTCACCCTCACCGCTTTCGCAGGACTTGTGCAACTCTTGCACTCAGACGTGGGATGCCAATCGAACTTGTGTCTAAGATGCTTGGGCACGAGCAACTGACGACAACGCAGATATATCTTGATCTGACAGAGAACGATCTTGAAAATGCGCACAAGAAGTATGTGGTTTAGAGGAGGCGACTACATGACAACAGACGAAGTAAAAGCTTATCTGTGGCAGGCTTACAAACTGGACAAGCGCCTGCAGAGGGAGCAGATGAAGCTGGAAAAGCTGAGGGCATCTATCGAGTACCGTTCGCCTGCCTTCGACGGCATGGGCGGTCATGGGAGCGGCGACAGGCTCAGCGAGGCAGTAGCGAGCATAGTCGAGCGTTCGCAGAGGGTGGACGAACTGGCGGTGCTGTATGCGAAGAAGTACGCCGAGATCGAGCACAGTATCAGGTCTGTGGGGGACGACGTGCTGGAGGAGGTACTTGAACTGCGGTATTTGCAGTACATGAAGTGGGAGAACATCACGGATAAGATGGGCTACAAGGATACCCGATGGGTCCAGCGGCTTCACGGACGAGCGCTGAAAAATCTTTCACAGACCATTGAAAGCCATGTTTGAAGTGTGGTATTATTATACTAGCCTAGAAGGCTAAGATGGTCATCTACCTGCAAATATACTGACAGAGATGGCAATGGGGCGTTTGCCCCATACGGGAAACTCCGACCCGTGACTCGCCCCAATGGTCACGGCTGAGGGACAAGCAGGCGAAGCAGCGTGCCTGCGGGTGAGGTTCGACCCCTCTGTTTCCCCTTGTACATTCTTCATTTGTCATTTTTTACAATCCTTCATCCACCATGAGAGCGTTTCGGCAAAAGCCGGGGCGCTCTTTGCGTTGGGTGAAAAAACTGAACGGAGGTAATTTATGTATAACACCAAGAACTATTCGACAGATGGTGGCGATACTCTGGTGATCGGCGGTAAGCTGGTGGTCGGTAAAGGCGCACAGGTCGAGGGTATAAGAGCGGCTAACATAACTGACAGCACAGCTTCGAGCTACACCGAGTTGAAAAAGGATTTCAACGACCTGCTTACCGCACTGAAAGACGGCGGACTGATGGTGGGAGATGCATGGGACATATCCACTAAGGCAGTGCCCGGTGGGACGGCTCAGATGCCTACACCCGAGACTATCAGTAACAGCGCACATGCTACAGTATCCTATGCAGACGGCGTTATCACTGTAGCGCTAAACTGTGAGGTGTCCGACCTCGAAGATGCAGATCACGGAGAGGTCTGGGGAACGCATAAGTGGCTGGGGTTCGGAGTTGACACCGGTCTTGATACCATCGTTGGTGCAACCTATAACGACACCGAGCTGACACAGGCTGACGCTTCTGAGGCAAGTGATCTCGGACTTTCCGCAGGTGATTTCGTGCTTTATATCAAGGCTGAGGATCCTGCATATCTCACAGGCGAGAAGAGCTTTGTGCTTGATGCGAGCGCTCATGGTCCTATAGAGATCAGCATCAAGATCACTGAGACTAAGGACTGATGCTCCTGAAGCCCTGCCCTAAGTGTGGCAAGCTCTACGCCTACGGCAAGCCTTACTGTCCTGAGTGTATGCCTAAGTACGAGGCAGATAAAGCTAAGTATAAAGCCGAAAATGCAAAGCGGTACGATCAGAAGCGCAAAGGTACACGCGAGTATAAGTTCTATCGGTCCGATGCCTGGAAGCGGACAGCTTTCGATACTCTTAGGAAACGCAAGTACAAGTGTGAGCGTTGCGGTGAATGGGCGGAGCAAGTGCATCACATCCAGCCAATCAAAACTCCCGAAGGTTGGGAACGTCGTTTCGATCCGACAAACCTGGAGATCCTTTGCATCAGGTGCCACAACCGAGAGCATGGGCGGTTCTCGAAACATTCTCGGGCTGACCCCCGGGGGTAGGCGAAAAAGTATGGCTTCATCGACGGGAGAC